ATCATGTTCCTCCGCGTATATCAGGTCTAGGATTGGCGCTCTCTCTACGCGAGATGCGTAGTCCTCCATCGCCCTAACCTCTGCCTTCTCTCTCTCAATCTTAATTAAGATCAAACGAGAGAGAAGAACCAATGAAGATGCCCCCACCACCATGGTGACCATACCTACGATGATGAGGGCATCTTGCATTATAGCTCCGCTAATCGGGGGTGATTAGGTCAGAGTGAGTCCGCACAGAATAGCATTCTGATTCGGGTTCGTACAGACGGTGTTGTAGTACCATCGGTAGTAGCCCTCGTAAGAATCCTGATTCTGAACTCGGATAAGAACGTCTCCGTCAATATCCGCGAAGGCATGGCCCTCAAGCTCAAGAAGCTTCCAGGTGTCAGTCTTAAGGAAGATGAGACCGCCATTGGGGACGTGGCGAGATGTCTTAATGGGAAGGCCCCCATACGAAAGACCAGAGAACCCACCATTGAGGTGAGTTGACTTCTCTCCACTGACGTTCATCACCGCGCTAGTGCCCGCTGCTGTAAGCTGGAACAAAGCCGAGTACATCTGACGCTGAACAGGGTTCATGTAGATGATGTTAGGCTCGTGCCCAGACTGCAAGAGGACCTCATCAAGAGTGCCCTGTAGGCGGCTCAAGTTGATGTCAGTACGGGTTCCCGCTGCTGCCACGTTGTTAGTGATCGCCGTCGTCTGAAGGATTGCAGATCCCGTAGCCGTAGTACGATCAATACCAAAGTGAGAAGGCAGAGCAAGATTACCGAACACGCCAACAGGCTGCTGGTCCAAGTAGGACACAGCGGCGATGCATGCTGCGTCGTCCTGCGTCTCATGAACAATAACAGCGCACGATACTCCAACCGGAAGGGCTGAGAGATCCATAGCCCCAGCGTTACCAGCACCCGACGTGAACGTGCGCCCAGTGGCGTCCGTGCTCGCGCAGGTAAGGAAGTTCGCGGCGTTGTCATTGACCATGTCAGCATAGGTGTCCATGCGGACAATCTGAAGGCGAACCTCGCCACCAGCAGTCGCAACAAAGTCCCGAGCAACCTCAAGAGCCTCAACGTTACCAAAGAACTGGTAGGTGGTTGCGGCAGCGTTGTCGTTACGCTCGTTGATGAAGCCAAGGCAGCGACCACCCGAGACCATCATCTCGTCAGCAGCGTTCTTAACATCAGTAACAAGCTTGTTCATCTCGGCGTCCATCCACCCAATGAACGAGTTTGCTCCACCCTTACCAGCAGCCGACATAGCGGGACCGGTAATCTGGAATCGTCCATAGAGGAATCGAGCGTTGACCTGAAGGCGCTCATAGCCCTGCTCGCCAGCGGTCGGAAGTGTTCCGCCCTCTGCCGCAATAGCAACGCCACTGTTACGACTAACATGAAGTGGGATAATGGCGACGCGACCATTCCAGTCTACGGTAGACTTCTCCATAGTCTGGAGAATGAGCATCTCATTATTAAGCTGGTCCTGTACCGGACCTAAATAGAACTCCTTCAGAATGGCTGAAAGAGTGTCTTGTGTTGCTGCCATAAGGCATTACTCCTACGCGAAAGGGTTGTTACTCTTCATGAAGGCCCTGAGCATCTCAGAACCTTCTTTGACGCTAGAGGGTCGAGCAGCGTCATGAGACACCGTTGTCTCAGTAGCTCCGACCCTAGCTGGACGCCGTACTTCCTGCACAGGATCTGCAACCTCAGGGATATCAGCGCCAGGGTTAGCTGCGATGTAGTCGGCCAGTGCGGCCTCCTCAATATCAGCAACCCATGACGAGTATCCCTCGGCCACCTCCATACAAGTTACGTTGGCATCATTAGCAACAGCATTTAGCATCACCTCTCGCGGTACCCCAGGGAACGATGCCTCCGCCTCTGCGACCTCATGCTCAAGGTCATAGCTGGCCATCTGCACCTCTTGCTGGTACATGCGGTCTTCTATGCTCTTGAACTGGGCCAAGGCAGCGGCATTGGATTCAGGCTCTTCTAGCAAGTTGTCGAGCCATGCATCCTCGTCGCTCTTCTGGGCAGCTTGGGGGGCTGCCGCTGGAGTTTGTTGGCGCGCGTCAAGCTGTCCCTGAAGCTCTTCCATCTGAGCACGAAGGTGATTAATCTCACCCTTGTACCCATTACGAGCTTCAAGGACCTGCCTGAACCGGTCATACGGGACACGGTGGCCCGGGGTGTGCCCTTCCTCTTCGGAGGCGCTGTATGCCTCCTCCGGTTCGTGAGCCTCTAGCGCCTCTTCTCCAGTCTCCACATGCTCATTAACGTCCTCAGTGGGCTCGGACGATTCTGCCTGGACCTCTGGCTCAGGAGCGGTCTCCTGCTCTTCGGTGAAATCCTCCTCACTAGAGAGGAACTCACCAAGCGCACCAACCTCTTCTGAATTAAGAAAACCCATAGCACTCTCCTTTTAACGCCGCGTGGGCGGATTATTACGACCCTGATGTATCCATCAGTGAAGACATTTTGTAAGGGACGCCCCACCTATCGGTGTTCTTTTTGGCGTCATCTTTCTTGAAGACCTTGCCAGTGTTTAACTCGAACTGCAACATCTCGCGCAGATTTGAGGGCCTCTTGGCCTCGACGACGCTCTTAACGCTCTCTATCTGGTCTATACCCATTAAGGCCAGGGCGTATGCGAATATCATGTCGTCATGCTTCTTGGGGGCTGCCTCTGGTTTCCCTCTGTGGTTATAGATGAACGTGTTCATCTCGTGCTTCATTCTGTCGTCAGTTGGGTCTAGCCATCTCTTCGAGATGTATTCATGCAGCCTAGACAGCATCATGGGTCTTGTTGACACGTTAGTAGAGAAGCCAACCTTCTCGACCCACCGGTCTGCCATCTTGTCGTATTGGGTTCTCTTGAACAGATAGGCGTAGCTGTTGCCCATTAGGTGTTCAAGCACAGACAGCCCATACGAGTTAGACTCGACCACAACCAGGGCGTCGTATTTCTTGGCCTCTACCCTTACTCGTTCAGCAAAGGCATGAGGGGCCATCCTCTCGTAGAAGGTGGCGCACACTATCGGACTCTTCTTATCTGTGACATCTAGGACACAGAAGCTGGAGTAGTCTCCAGATGGGGATCCCGATGCAACGTCAACCCCAATGGAATATACCCGCCACTTGGGCACCTCAGACAGGTACGACTTGTATCCCCTTTGCATCTGGACATGCGGATACATTAGGTCAAAGAAGGACTCTCCGCTGGAGATGAAGGCCTGCTCAGCAGTGGCTGGGTACTCTTGAAGGAAGGTGTTCCAGTTCCCCATGCACTTAGACATGAAGGTCTCTTGAGCCCAGTTGGCCTGCTTGTCGGTCAGGCCGAACTCTTCGGCGTACCTCTTTATCTTCTCGCTTACGCCGCCCCTGGGCTTGCTGGCTATGTATGCGCTGTCATCCGTCCAGGGGAGGAAGACTTTAGCGAAGCCGTTCTCGTCTTGCCACAGCCTGTGGGCATCGTTCATGCCGTTGGCTGTAGTCTCTAGGTAGATCTCCGCATTGGGACCAGCAGTCTGAAACGCAGACGCTACGGTCTTCTCAATGTCTCCCCAGAATGCGAACTCTGAACAGTGGAGGGCCTGGTAGGTCGTCCCACGGAAGTTCTCAGAGTTAGCCGTAGTAACCCGGATATATCCCCCATGGAAGAAAGATAGCTCGCGGACATTAGACTTCTCAGTAGGGAACGTGAGAAACGCAGGCAGGTTGTCGTAGAACCGCCTGTATATCTCAAATATTGCCTGTGCGGACTCTGTCCGATGAGCCAGAACACCAACCCTGAAGTTCGGAGTGAACAGGGCCCGCCAGAAGAACCGAGCCGCGATCATCGTCGTCATACCAAGCTGACGAGCCTTCAGGATGTAGGTCCATGGATTCTCCTCTACGTGAGATAAGAACTTCTCCTGGGCCTCGTTCATAGCAAAGGGGATCGACTTGCCCGTCTTGTCTACGATCTGAAGGTATTGGCAAAAATAACGGAAGTCTTTCGCGCATTTTGATATCTCCCTCTCTAGCCTTTCATCCACTAGAGGTCTTCCTTGGGAGGCTCAAGCACAGCGTTCAGAACAGGAAGGATGTCCTTGGGGTCTAGAACAGTCTTCTGTAAAGCCAACACCTTGGCCTCCGTTAGCCTCACCTCGGCCTCGGCCTTGTACACAGACAACTCGTCTAGCTTGTCCTTGACCTCTCGCTCCATCCTGGGAGCCTTCCTGAAGTCGTCCCTGGTGCGCTCCAATAGCCAAGCGGCTGCACGCCAGTCGTCCTGAGCATGGAACCTGACACAGTCAACAAGACCAGTGGTGGCCTCGTCATAGGCTGTCTCAAAGTCATGGACGAACTTCTTCATCAAAGGATGGGCGTCAGGGCTCTTGCCAGCCTTGAGCCATGTGCGAAGAGTGCTCTCGTGAATACCAAGACGGGTAGAGACGATCCTCCGGGTGTATCCATTCTTAATGCCCTGGCAGATGTTGTCTGCGATCAAGGTATTAAATTTTGGGAATCTCTCGACCCGTAACAAAGGCCTCTTGGTAGCTTCTTCGGTGGTCTTCGGTTGTTCCATCGCTCATAACCTTATGCATGGCCGTAAGGAAGTCTACGATATCACGGCCAAACACACCCAAGTCCATATCACCAATCTTATCCTCATCAGGGGCGTTGCTCTCTAGCCGCTCCTTCATGTTTCTAAGAATGGGGATGCAGAGCTTGTGCTTTGGGTGCATGCCAATCTGACCAGCAGACAAGGCAGACTCTAGACCCTCAGTCTCGCTAAGGGTGATAGCCCTGGTGGCAAGAGCATTGAGAGTGGGGTCCATCTCTGTGGGATTAAAGAAGAGAACATCTAGGCTCTCCTTGATTGACTTAATCCCCTCAGCGATGAGCCCCTCCACTATCTCGAACTGTGAGATAGGGACAGCCTCTGCGTCAAGGTCGCCAGGGCCCTTGATCTTCGTAGCGCGCTTAGACAAGGTAACGCTTCTGCTGTTCAAGGATGTTGCGAACACCAAACAGCCCATGCACGCGAACCTGCTGCTGTACATGGAGAAGCGCCAAGGTAACGACGGTCTCAGGGTCAACACCCATCGTGTCTGACAAAGTCTTCACCATGTCTGAGACGCCAGACGGGACGTCCTTGGCTGTCAACTTCACTAGGTTTGGTGGACGGCCTACCGGCGATGCCTCGGTCTTTGGGGCGGTCTTCTTTACTGGGGCCTTCTTCGTCTTCTTGGCGGTCGCCATTACTATCTTCCTTGTCTGAGTGATCGCTGCCTTCTGAGAACAATACGGGCGAAGAGCCTGCTCTTATCGTAGCAACGGTTTCCCGAATTCCAATGACATAACCAGTCTGAGCCATAACGGCTACGATAACGGATAATGGCCCCAATCCCAGCCTTAATCAAGTTACATCCACGCAACCGCCTATCTGGGCAGTGGAACACAGGCTTGACCTGAAGGGGGCCATGGGCTCCCCTGCTGCTTTTAGCGGCACGGTTAAACCTGGACTCCGTATAAGACAAGGCCACCGCCAGAGAAGGGTCTACCCCTCCAGCGATGGCCTCAACTCCCACATCAATACACGTTGAAAACCTGTCAGCAGACAGGGTGGGTTGCGCCCAGTTCATAGCCAAGGCGCACATGTGGGCTAAAAAAAAATAGTTCATTCAATCCCCAGCGAGTACCTACGCGCATACTCAGCCAAGAGCATGGCGTCTGCCTCTCTGTGGGTAATCTTCTCCACGCCAGGGAACAACCTTCCGGCCAACTCCTTGGTGATGTTCTTGTCACCCTTGGTCCTGCACTTCATCCGGGTCTGCCACTGACTAGGGGTAACCATCTCGTACCTAACACGGCAGGCAGTAAGAATCCCCATGCAAAAACCAAACGACGTACCAAACTTAAACGTACTAGCCACGCCTTGCTTGGGCATCGCGTTCACCTTCTCGAACATACATAGCTGCACGTTGTCAGCCCAGAAGAACACAAAGTCAGCTATCTCCTTGGAGGGCTCAGACAGGCGTATGGTGCCCATACACTGGCCAGCCTTAGACACAACAACAACGGCCCCCGACTGACCAGGGTCTACTCCCATGTAATAGTCTTTCATTAGCAGTCGCTCCTATACCACCAGTCGCCAGGGCAATTCACAGTAATCGTGCCGCTCTTAGTCTTTTCAACACGCCACATCTTGTACGTTCCACGCACCATGACCTTGTATACATACGAGCGCCTAGCCTGGTATTTGTCGTAAAACCTCTCCATAAAGTCTTGGGCAAAAAACATGGCCATTGCTTGGTCGTTGGGGTTAGCGGCCCACTTAACTATGATCTTATTCGACTTCATTAT